CGACATTGCCAAGCAATATGCTGAAGCAAATGGTATTCCATACGAAAGACAACAATCGTATGCAAAAGTTGACGAAGAAAGAGCACAAAGAATTGCACAAGCATATGAAAATATGCAACACGCACCAAATAATCCTAAAGTCAAAGCCGCTTACAAAGATTTAATTCGCCAAACTAAAAATCAATATAAAGCTTTAGTCAACGCTGGCTATAAGTTTTCTTTCTTTGATTCCAAGACAGACCCATATGATGGCAATCCTTGGAATGCAATGCGGGATCTACGTAACAATAAGCACATGGCAGTTTATGGATCCTACGATGGCTTCGGTACAGAAGGCATAACCGACAAAGCATCTAAAAACAATTTAATGTTAGAGAAGACTGGTCTACGCTGGAAGGATCAGAACGGTGTAATGCATCCTGTTACAGCCAACGATCTTTTCCGTGCGGTTCACGATGCTTTTGGTCATGGATTAGAAGGTGCTGGCTTTAGAGCACAAGGCGAAGAAAATGCTTGGCAAGCCCATGCCAAAATGTTTACAGGTTCAGCCTTGGGCGCTTTAACATCTGAGACTCGTGGACAAAATAGTTGGTTAAATTTTGGTCCGTATGCCGAAAGAAATAGAAAAGCAAAGGTAGAAGACACTGTTTTTGCAGACCAAAAGATTGGCTTAATGCCTGATTGGACGTGGAAAGAAGGTTTACACAACGCTGGTATTTCTCTGGGCAAACAACAAAAAGGTGCGGCAACATATGAAGCTATTCATTACAGCAATGAGCCAAGAAAAACATTAAATGGTTCTGCGTATGGTAAAGGCATTAGAGGCGCTGAAGCCAATCGTCTTGCTCAGTCAGATGATCCACGTATTCAAAAGCGTGCTTATTTCTATATTCCTAATGAATCGGGTAGATATAACTTTCCAGAAGCGGGGGTAGGAAACCAAGCTCACAAACAAACGTTTAAAAATATCCTGCCGCCCGGCACAGAAGCTCAACGTTTAAACGCAGAAGCTAATGGCAATCCAAATAAATTTGAATCTTTAGTGGTTGATGCTGGCTATGATGGCTACGCAGTTCCTAATATGGGAATGATGGTTATCCTTAACCACGACAATATCCCAGTAGAACCACGTGGCACACGTGCACAGATGCAAGATACTGGCGAAAAGTATTCTTTAAAAGCACCCGATACTCCCGAGTTTAAAAATTGGTTTAGAGATAGTTTAGTTATCAATGAAGATGGTAGCCCAATGGTGGTATATCACGGCACTTCAGCCGTTGACAAAAATGGCAAACCATACGATACATTTAAATTAAGTAAAGAAGGCGCTTTGGGCGCTGGAATTTACCTTACACCAGAGGCTGACTATGCCAATAATTATGCTGGCATTCCACGTCCAGAAGTTATTGATGCTATGGAAAGGCTTGGTCATAAATCAATTACTGAACCTTTAAGAGAGGCTCAACGAACTGGCGAAGGCATACCAAGCGGAAGAATGATCCCGTTATTTGCTTCTATTGAGAACCCAGTGATTGTTAAATATAACGGACAAGGCGATCCAGCAAAATTAGCTTTGATGGCAATCGGTGTTAACGAAAATCAAGCTGAAAAAATTACAGAAAAAGCTTATGAAGAAACGGGCGGTTTAACTAAACAATTGATGACACGTGCTAGAAATTTAGGTCACGATGGTATTTTCTTTTATCGTGACGGAAAACTAAATGAAGTAGTTGCTTTTTCACCTAGTCAAGTTAAATCAGTCTTTAATCAAAGACCTTATCGTGGTATTGAAAAATACTCCCTTACAAACGCTCCACCCCAAACTTTAACAACTTTAGAAAAGCAGGAATCAGCAGGTGAGCGTTTAAACAACACAATACGTGATGTAAAAGACGCAGCGCAAAACCAAGAGTTCTGGACTGGGCTACGTAATAACTGGGTAGACAAAGGATCCAGCCTTACTAGGACATTACAAAACCAAGAAGTCTATAAGGATGGAGTACTTCGTGCCGACTTATTAACACGTGCTTATGCTCAAGTAATTAACTTGGTTAAAAATGGTTTGCAAAGCGGTATCCCAATTATTAATAATGATGGGTCAATCATCATTAAAAGCGATGCTGTAAACAATTTGGCTAATAGCCACATCATAGCTGACAAGCTAGATGACAATGCTCAAGTAAAAGCGTCAGGTTTATCAGGTCGTGGATTTGTAGCTGAAGTAGCTCGTGCTATGCGTGGTAAAGAAATTTTAGAAGAAGATGCACGTCTTGGCTTAAAACGTGAACTTCAAGTTACTCCCGCACAAATTGCTTGGGCTGAACAGCAAATTAAAAACGTTCCAGAACTAAATCAAATCTTTAGCATTTGGAAAAATGTTAATACTGCATTGGTAAATCTATGGGAAGCGGCTGGATTGCTTGATAAAGCAGAAGCAGATTCTTATCGTGCTAAAAAGCATTATGTTTCTTTAGCGGCTTCTAAAGCTGACTTGGAAGAGATGATTAACAATCAATATACAAGTAATGCTCCCGGTCTTAAATCTACCAAAAAGATATTTAAACTTGAAGGTTCAGAATTAGATCGCAATATTTGGGAAAACGTAGATAAGCAATATGCCGCTATGTTAACTGCGGCTTATCAAAATCATATCCGCAAAACCGCTGTAGATCAGCTACGTTCTATTGGTATGGCAACAACATCCCGCATCAACGAAAAGGGTAACGAGGTTCCTCTGTATCGTGGCGATCCCAATATCAATTTGCGCTATAAAGAAAACGGCAAGATTGTCGATGCTATCGTACATAATCAAACTGACCTAGCCGCTTTTGAAGCGATGCACTATGAGCTAAATCCAATCATGAAATTTATGGCTGGCTCTACAAAACTGCTTCGTGCTGGCGCTTTGTTAAACCCAATGTTCTGGTTACGTCAGCTTATTAAAGACCCAATCCACGCTAACTTGGTAGCCAACAGCGGTATTGTTACACCGTTCCATTCTGCTGGTGAATTCATGCGTATCTTGATGAAAGATTCTGAAGAAGCCAAACTACTGGCACAACGTGGTGTTATCGGTCAATATGACAGCACGATTGATATCTATGACTACTTAAATCAAGTAGGTAAAGAAAAATCTAAACCAAGTACTTTAGATAAAGCTTTACATAAAATGATGCAAGTGCACGAAGCTTCTGATGCCGCAACTCGTGTAGCCATCTTTAAGAAAGAAAAAGCAAACGCTTTGACTAGGGGAATGACAGAAGCTGATGCAACAAACTTTGCTGTAATGAAGGCTCGTGAATCGATTAACTTTGCTGTGCATGGAAACTCTAAAACTTTATTCTATGCTCGCCACATGGTTCCGTTCTTGTCCGCTTCCATTACATCTTTAGATACCGTTTACCGAGCAGCTACAGGTTACGGTTTACCGCCCGCAGAAAAAGCTGCGGCACAGAAGCTGTTTAAACAACGTGCATTCATGTTGGCAGCTATGACCACAGCTTATGCGATGTTGATGCAAAATGACGATGACTATAAGAAGTTACCTGATTATGTTAAAGACAACAACTGGCTTATCAAAAATCCTACTGGTGATGGATTTATCAAAGTACCAACCCCATTTGAGGTCGGCTTCCTATTCAAAACAATCCCCGAAGCGGCAGTACGTTATATGTACGGAACAAGCACAGGGAAGGAAGTACTACACAGTTACTGGGAGGGTGTAACAAACAACTTACCCGGTGGTGCGCTGCCGATTCCACAACTGTTTAAACCAGCTATTGAGACAGTTACCAACCACAGTTTCTACACAGGTAACACTATTGAAAGCTTGGGCGATGCAAGACTACCAGTAGAAGATCGTGGACGTAATGCTAGTGAAATATCTAAAAAATTAAGTAAATCGGGATTGGGTACGATTGGTTTGTCCCCAGCTAAGATTGATAATTTGATACAAGGCTATATGGCTGAACTGGGTACGTTTACTACGGGTATGGCTGATAAGGCTGTATATGCCGCAGAAGGTAGAACTCCTCCCGCCACCAATCTTGCCAAAGATCCATTCTTTAAATCATTCTTGACAGATCCAAATGCTGATAAAGCAGTAAGTGATTTCTATCAATTAGAGCAAAACGCTAATCAAGTGGCGCAAGAATTCACACAACTCAAAGCTCAAGGCAGAGCAGAAGAAATTCAATCTTTCATCAAAGATAAAGAAAAAATGCAACAGATTGGAGCCGCACCAGCCCTACGCAGAATTGGTCAAAGCATGACGGCAATCAAAAAACAAATTAATTTTGTACGTGAAAATCAAGCTATGTCACCCGAAGATCGTAGAGATGAAATTAATCGCTTGACTGCTCAGTACAATCGGGTAGCTGAACAAGGTGTAAAACTCGCTTCTTCCATCGGACTTCCACGTTAGAGCTGTTGAAGGTCATCATTCCCTTGTAAGCGGAATATGTCGTTGCACATCTGCAAAAGGGAGTCTTCAGATATTCCATGCTCCCTTTCAAATCCTTTACGTCCCATGCCGTGAATGCCGGTATTTCCACGGTGGTGTTCGGGACAGAGGGGGATAACAGGCGCAGTGTCTCGCTTACCACCTCTTCGTATATGGTGAATTTCGGGCGGGGTCCCCTCGTAGCCTTTGTGCCAGCACAATATGCATCCCAAATTGGCGAGAGATGAGAATAGTTTTTTTTGCGCCTTGGTTGACATTTCATGCAACTTTTTTATAAACGGCAGCAGTTACACGCAGGACATACTCTAGGTCGTTTAAACTGATTTGACCCATAAGCTGTAGGATCTTCATTACCGCTACATCATTATCTAGTGGGGTTGGTTTGACTAAAGCTTCACCGATCATTTGTCATGCTCCTCTTTAAGTTTACGGATTGTTTCTACTTCAATTAATTTCTCTGCGTAATGTATCACTTTTTTTAGGTCTTCTATTCCGCCTTTTCTGCGCCAGCGGGTAGTGTATTTAACAATGTTTCCCTCTAAATATCCTAAACCATTGGCAATGATGTAGTCCCAAGGTTGAATCGCATTCTCAGCATAGTGTTTGCCAGCTACTTGATATTCGTTTGCTTTCATTCCTCTTGTGCCTTTCTTAGTATTGCTCTGCCCAATTCAACAGGAAAGTTTCTCCAACCACCATCGGATTTTTTAGATTCTGTTAAAGCAAAGTCTTGCTCCACAGTTCTAAACACTTCCTCTATTTCCTCATCTGTTAGTGTCTTTGCTGGCGGTTTAAATCCAGCCAAATCAAAAGAACACTCCAATGTTTGATTAGGTTTATATGTTTTTAATGCCTCTATTTCAGCTTGTTGCTGACGTATAAATTCTGCTGTTTTCTTTTTGTTGTAGTTGGCATCATTAAACATACCATTTTCAATATCATCAGCTAGTTCATTTGCGTTCATTTTAATAACATTCCTAATCCAATTGAATACATAACAACGGCTACTATTTCTACTGAAAATAAAGCGTAATCTTTTTGCTTGAATCCAGCTAAAGCCCACAAGCAACTACCAATAAATCCACAATAAATGTTGTAAGGGTAAAGATTAAAATTTGTTACAGCAGTACCAATTAAGCAAATAATTGTTCCTGACCACTTGATGATTTCCAACACCCTTCTTCTCCTCTGTTACCAAGCGTCCATTGATCCCATATATCTTTGATCAACTTCTCCCGCCTAACGGCTGGTAGCTTTGGATGATTCAACATTTTTCGCAAACCTTCTTTTCCATTTTGCGAACGTTCTCTTAAATATACCCTGACTTCGCATTGATGTCTATACTTTTCTGAATGTGTATCGTTCGTCATTTACTTTTTATTAAAATAGTGTATAAAGGGGTTCGTGTCCAAAAAACCGTAGGGAAATCATGACTTTATTAGTTTCGGATGATGAGTTTATCAAAACTTGGAATGAATTAAAAAGCCCTGTAAAGATTGCAGAAAAACTACAGTTGAGTCTTAGACCTTTAATGGCACGTAGACGCAGACTGGAACAATTGTATGGCATAGAATTAAAGTCTGAAAAGAATTTTGCGCCAGCAATTAGTATGATTGAACAAACCCCAATCAATGTACGCAGAGGGGTAGATATTGAAAAGGGTTGTGTCATCGTGTTTTCCGATGCACATTTCATGCCCGATGAAGTTACTCCAGCTTACAAATTTTTATTGCAATGCATTAAAGAAATGAAACCCTCCGTAGTGGTATGTAACGGAGATGCTTTCGATGGCGGTTCGATCAGTCGTTTCCCAAGAATCGGCTGGGATAAAAAGCCCACTGTAAAAGAAGAAATGGATGCCTGTAAAGAAATGCTAGAAGGCATTGAAAAGGTCTCCAGAGGCGCTCAATTGATATGGACGATGGGTAACCACGATGCTCGCTTTGAAACGCACCTAGCAGCTCATGCAAGTCAATATGAAGGTGTACAGGGTTTTCACCTAAAAGATCATTTTCCACTATGGAAACCTTGCTGGTCATTTTGGGTGGGCAATCACACCATTATTAAACATCGTTACAAAGGCGGGAGAAACGCTGGTTATGCGAACCTTTTAGCCGCTGGAAATACGAACATCATTACAGGGCACACGCACGTTCTTGCAGTGCAACCAATTTCCAACTATCAGGGCACGTTCTATGGGGTTCAGACTGGCTGTTTAGCTAATCCAAATGGAGCGCAATTCGCTGATTACACTGAGGATTCTCCAAAAGACTGGCGCTCAGGGTTTGCAGTTCTTAACTTTGATAAAGGTCGACTTTTGCAACCTGAGCTGGCTGTTGTGACCAGTGAAACCGAGGTAGAATTTAGGGGTCAAATCCATTACGTTTAAACCGAATGAAGGCATGAACGCATGAAACTTACCCCCGCTATTCTTAAAAATTTGTACTCAGCAATTTACTGTATGAAACCGTTTAATCGGTGGAATATGCCTTTGCCTGAGCAGATTAATTTTGTCCCTAACGCTGATAAAGATGCGATGGGTACTTATATTTATGAAGATGGCGAAGACTTTGAACATACCATTACCGTTTCAACTGAATTGTGCGGACATTTATCCACAGTAATTAGGGTAATTTGTCATGAATGTATTCACATGAGTCGCTGGGAAAGCGATCGCTGGGCAAGCCATGACAAAGAGTTTAAACGTAGAGCTAAAGTTGTATCCCAAGAACTTGGATTTGATCCGTTAGAACTTTAACGTGTAATCCAATAAATTACAGCAACTGCCATACCGCCCATAAAAGCTGACCACATTAAACGTGTGCAGTAATAACCAATCCAGCGCATAGTTACGCTAAAGTCATCTTCAAATCGTGTAATAGCACAAGCATATTCGGCATCTTTAAACGCTTCTGAAGCGCTTCTGCTGGTTCTTCCAACTTGATGGTAGATATCAATCATTGTCGTATTTTCCTGTTGTTAAGTATGTGCATTAACTCTTGCTCTTCTTCGTAAGTCAAAGGCTCTGCTGAATCCAGAAGCTCTCCTGAGTCGTTTAAACGCTCTACTTCTTTAACAAGTTCTTCTAACTCCGCCTGAGTTCCGTCAAAAAAATCAAAGCATCCTTCAGCAAAAACTACTTTTGGGTGTTTCTTTGGCATACCAACGTCCTTATTTAATGGCGCTGGCTACCTCCACGATATCCAGCAATAGTTCACGAGCTTCCTGAGCGTTCTCAAACTCATCGGATTTTTCTAAAACTATTTGCAGTATACGCAAATCCCCGACTAATTCTTTGAACTCTTTGGCGGTCAGTTTACCCGCTTTATATTTTGATTCCAAGTCCTGAGCACTAGCCAATAGTTCGTTTACGTTCGTATTCTTTTTGCCAAAAATCATATCCCAATTACTTTTGTATTTTTCTGTTACGGGTTTTTGTTTTTCGTTCATCTGCTGAATCCATTTTTACTTGTGGGTTGTATTCTTTATTCTTAACTGCTTCCTTTAACATGGCAACAAAACCCCATTGAATTAAAAGTTCCATTCCTTCTTGATCAAACGTAATATTAAAATCAGCCGATCCGTCAGGATTTTCTTTGACCATATTGGCTTTAATATCCACGCTTGTTCTCCATAAGTTTAGCAATCATAGCCATTGATTTTTCAAACATTTCATCGGCATACTTTAATTCATCGGCTTGCCTTTTAATTAAATGCACTGCTTCTGTAATATGTACACCTTTATAAAGTTCTTCCAGTCTGTCTGCTAATTTATACGGATCTACCATATATCCTCCTTAAAAATAATTTGCGGTTAATAATTCTTTAAAGTCAGCCATACTCATTTTAGGTAATGGGCTGTATTCTTTGCCTTTAATTTTGTTAACCCAGTGTTGCAAAAACAAAGAATTAAAATCATATGTTTGATTTGCCATGCGATTAGCAAATATTTCAAAGTTTTCTTTTTTTACTTCCGACCAATTGTCCACTTTGACCACAGGTAAATTATCATAAAGACCATCAATAAAAGGATTGCGCTTGACAATAGGTATTCCACCCAAGACCAAAGTTTCATAAGTTCGATGACATTCATATCCTATTCCTTTAGGACTAACAGTAAACATAAATTCTGCCTGACGTTGCAACATATACTTTCTAGCTCGTGGCAGATTCTCAAAAAAACACGCAGCACCATCTATGCTGTTTAAACACTCTTGCCTGTCACCATGCAAACTATGTGCCCAGTTGCAGTAATACCCCGCAAGTTTTTGTGTTGGTGCTTCAAATAAATTTTGCAACAGCAATCTTTCCTGTGCCATAGGGGATATTTTGCGTAATCCCCATGTGCCTTGCTTTTCCCATACGGTATGAAAGTCCAAGCCAATCGGTAAAGCTTGTAGCTTGGGATGTTCCATCGATCGATTCTGAACAAACCAATTCATCAAATGTGGATGATTCAATATCATATCGGTTTCACGCTTATACATTGTTACATCGTGATCGCTGTCTCCTGTCACCAAAGTAAAGTAAACAAAAATACGTGATAAAAAATTATCCACAAAGTTTGGCAAAGCTTCATAGCATACGTAGATACTATCGCCAGCTTTTAAATCGGTTAATAAGTCTGCATCAATATGGCTTGAGCTGGATTGAGGGTCTTTATTATGATGATCGCATGACTTCAAAATGCCACGACTTGATACAAATTTACATAAACGTTCCATTGTTAATCCTTAAATAAATCTTGAGCTTTGATGCCACGTTGGGCTAAAGCTTTTTTAATTTTTTCTATTGCAGACTTTTCTAATGTTTGCACTGTACCTCGGTTGATGCCTAACGCTTTGGCTATATCTCTGTGAGTCATTACAGCTTGTAATCTATTAGTATTCATTTATGGCATTTCCTTTGCACGTCAATTGGGTCATCTTTAGTTATTTCCGAACAAACATAAACTTTTGGAAGTAAACAAAACTGTATCGCTACATCAATTAAATCAAACACTGCTATAAAAAACAATGTTGCAAAAACAACAATAAAAAATCTCATGAATTTCTGATGAACTTTATCAATTCACCAACCTCTAAGATTGCCCAAATCACCCACCAAATCCAATGAGCATCACCGTAGTACAAAAAGAATGCAGTAAGCAGTCCAATCATTTTGTAATCCCCCCAAACAATTTAGACTCAAGGTCTCTAATAATTTTATTTAAACGCATGATTTCTGAATTCATCGCATGAATTTGATCTCGTAATACTTCAATCGTTGATTCCAAAGAGTGTCCAGTGGTGCTGTATATCCATCCAGCAAATGGCACGGGTTCTTTCTCTGCGTTTAAACGGTCTTCAGTTGTAAAGCTTGTCATTTCTTTCTCCTGATATTTAAATTTCTATAAATAATTCCATCGTGCCACTTTTCATCTTCTGCTTTTTCATACAACTCAATAATTTGATTTGGGTACATCCAAATTGGTGCTGGGTTTTCTTTAAAACAAAATGCATAAATGAAGGGCGCTTGCTCAGAATTAAAATTTTGTTTCATCCTTGGCAACAGATCAAATTCTTTTTGTTTGAATTTGTCAGTCCCTTTTACCGCCACAACAAATGTTTTTTCTTTAGAATTAATAACGTAATCAGGCAAATTTCTCAACAGATTGTTTAACTTCCAAAAGTTCGGAACATTTTTTTCATTCTCATCAAAACCAATTTTATGAAAAACGCAGTCATTTTCTTTGCAATATTTTTCAAATAAATATTCGCCATCATTCTTGATTGTTTTAACTCTATCAGCGTATTCGCTATCGTTATTGCCAATCATAGCAACTCCAATGATGGTTGTTTCAATCTTTCTTTTTGTAGCTTTTGATATTCGGGATTTAACTCGCAGCCCAGATACTTCCTGTTTAAACGCTCTGCCACGGCAGCGGTTGTGCCAGATCCCATGAATGGATCAAGCACAATATCGCCAACTCGACTACCAGCTAAGATGCAAGGTTCAATTAACTCAGGAGGGTAAACGGCAAAGTGCGCTCCATGAAAAGGTTTGGTAGTCACCGTCCAAACTGAACGTTTGTTTGCCATGTCATAACTTTTTTCAAGCCCCCCATGAGGATTCAAGCCAGTTCCCTCATTGTGATACTTGCCATTAGTCCTATCCCTTGTGCCCCAATCTTCTTTAACAGGCTCTTTAATTGCTTCGTTATCAAAGTAATACTTGGGCTTTTTGCTTAACAGGAATATGTATTCATGGTTCTTGGTGCATCGATCTTTAACTGATTCGGGCATCGGATTAGGTTTATGCCAAATAATATCCTGACGTAGATACCAACCAAATCCTTGGAGAGCGAATGCAACTCGCCAAGGCACACCGATAAGATCTTTAGCTTTCAACCCATCAGGAACAATCTTGGAATGTTTGTTCTCCATGTGATGTTGCTCCCCGTTTAAACTCTTTGACGGACCTTTGCCGCTACCAGCGTAACTGTCCCCAAGGTTTAGCCAAACAGTGCCATCATCAGACAGAAGATGCCAAACATCCCGAAAAACGTCCACAAGATTAGAAACATAAGTCCCAATATCAGCTTCCAACCCAATCTGTCCTTCGTGTCCATAGTCTCTCAATCCAAAGTAAGGCGGGGAAGTGATGCAAGTTTGTACCTTGACACCCTCTTCCCGCCAGCGTTTCATGATAGTTCTGCAATCACCAAACTCGATTACGTTATGCATATCGAATTACTTCAATCCGATTTAACTCTTTGTTGATCATTGTGTTGTAAGTATTTTTACCAAGATTGGTTGTCAACCTAGCGCACAAAGAACCACGCAAAACTTCAAGATCATATTGATTGGCTGGAATTACACGCACATCACCTATCTGAATATCTTTAATGTATGGCTGTACATACGTTGAAAGAGTTCCATGCGGATAAAGCGATGGCTTTCTTTTGCTTTTTTCTACAACTTCTAATGCACCATGTTTGCCACCTTCCTCATCAATAATTGCAAATTGACAATTTAAAGCTTGCAACATTTTAATAGCCCTATCAAGGGTTTGAATTTTAATCGCTTCCATTTTTTACCTTTCTGTTTACACGTTTTTTAATTGCTACTATTCCTTCTTCATCAATCTTGCGAGCTTGAAGCATTGCATCTGCTATGCTGTATGCCCTTTCTGCCAACGTAATTTCGGGATGATTATCTTTGTATGCCATTATCAATCCAACCATTCCGAACATTGCAAAACAATCCCGCAAGTCATTCTCGTTCATGCCATACCTCTCATATACTTCATGATGTCATCGCATACGTTTTGAGCAAATGTTTTTCCTGATGGGAAAGCCATTTTTGCCCCTTCCGAGCTTTGGGTAATTTCCATTGCCTTGTTTAAACCGTCATTAAAACCTCGGTTGTAAGGATCTTTGTCGCCACTCATACGCATCCGAATACCCTCTCTTGCAATTACTGTCTTTGGGGTTTGGGTAGACCGAGCATACTTTGTAAACTTCTCATCCTCTTCGGGAGACATATAGATCATGATTTGTTTTAGATTTTTAGAATGGGTCATTGTCTTTCCATTTCTCGTACTCTCCTAGCACTGCATCAAACCTAGCTTTCGCTTCTGCATTGCCATTGAGTTCGGTACGTGATGCGATTTCGCACAGTGCGTAAAGCCCTTCCACTGCATCGTCCTCGCCATCAATATCAAACTGATGTACGGTTTTTAAATAATGTTGAAAAGATTTTTCTCTGCAAATCATTCCAGCTTTCTTAACTCGATTGTCGTATTGCTTGGCGGTTTCGTTATCCTCAATCCGCACAAGCGCAACTCCATATCTAGCCCCAACGTAATCCCGCATCAGTTCTTCGGGGATCTCGTCAGGGTGGATATTTAAAGTCAATATAAAGCCAGTCTTATCTTGCTTTAAAGCAATCTTGATAGCTTCAAACTGAAGTGCGTTCATTGGTTTAGCCTATGCTCCAAGTAAGAAATTACTGCCTGATAACCAATTGCTTGATATTCAAGATTGTCAATGTGTGCGTGTAAAGCATCCTTGTCCTTCTTGAGTTCAGCAATTTCATTAAGGGTGTCAAATGTTATTGTTCCAGCTTCTTCAGCAAGCTGTTTAAAC